TAGTTCCGGGGGATAAAGTTCCCCCGGTCCCCCTTTAAATGGCAGCCTTGCGGCAATGAGGGCGACCGCCGATGCTCCAGTACGTATCACCCGTACCGTAGTCACAGCGCCGGTAGAAAGGCCCGGCAACCGCACCGTTGTTCACGATACCGCCAGAGAGCCCCAGCGTTCCGCCTTCGCTGCTGTAGTAGTAATCGCCGATATATGCGTCGGCTCCACCACCTACCTCAATCGGGAGCTCGTATTCCGGATGCAGGCTGTCGAATCCCATCTTTTTGATGAATCCTTCGTTTGTCGGGCATACGTAGCCGAGCTTCTGGTAGTCTCCGGTGTATGTGTCGTCTGCGTAGCTTGCACGCTTATTGCAGCAGTAGTGCTGGCGGTTCTTGATGTTGACTCCGTCTCTAAACTGCCACATGTTGCCGAACCAGTCCTCGATCCATAAGAAACGGACCGCACGTCTTGAGCCGAGCTTTACTCCTGTTGGCCCTTCGGGATCCTCCAGGCATCCGTTCGGGCATTTCATTGCGGTTGTCTCGCCGGTGTTCTGAACGCATGACCAGATCACGTTGCCTTCTGTGATATCCACTGGAGGTCCGTCGAAGTAGATTTCTGTCGCTGCCTCCACCTCTGTGGAAGTTTTAAATTCTGTGATTGTTCTGCCCCATACGATACTGTGGTTCCAGAGAGCTGTTCCGATGGCGATCTGCTGGCCTACGAAGAACTGCGCAGCTCTGTCGCTTGCGATCGTGATGCAGTTGGCTGCCTTCTTTGTTTTCAGAGCTTTGTCGTCGCCATTCTCTCTGAAGCCGGTACGACCTGCTCCGAGGATTCTCTGTGCCTGGGTTCCTGCGAACATGATAATAAACAGGTGATCGAGCAGGAACATGTTCCATACGTCGTCAAGCTGCCAGTTCGCTCCCTTGTTGCGACTGCGGGTTCTGAAGGTTGCCCTGGTTGCCTCTGTGAGTGGTGTCGCTCCGGCAATCGAGCGGATGACGTCCTTTTCTCCTACGTCGCTCTTTCCGGCGGATCCATTGAAGATTGGGATATAAGTCTTCTCGCTGATGTTGCTTCCATCTGTGTATGCCGGGTTTACATGCAGGCCATCCACCGGTGCGGATGATACCCATCTGTATTCCCACTCCACGCCATCGCTGTCTGTTTCAAAATAGCGGGATGTGTAGCAGAGTGGCATCTCCAGCATGACGTCTCCGTTGGATCCGTCCCAGGAGAAGTTCGCATCTCCGAGGTAAGCGGTCACGGTACCGTCTTCTTTGATGTTGACCGGTCTGCAGGCGTTGTATGGATATACCGACTTCATGAAGTCGTTCTGAACGTCTCCGGTTCCGACTGCCGCCTTGGCTGTAAGGCCGACAGCTCCACCGAGTCTCTCCCAGCTTTCTGCACCGCAGTTCTGCTGGGAGACTTTCTTTCTGGCTCCGTATTTCTTCACGGCTGCCTGCTCGATGATGGTTACTCTGTCTGCCAGGGCTTCCAGGTCGCTCTGAAGCGCCAGGCCTCCTGCAGTCACGATGGTGACGCTTGATGCGTTGGCTACCTCCAGGTAGTAACTCATGGAAATGACGGACGGGATCACGCCGTTGTATGCTGGCATGTAGTCGCTGGTGCTTGCGGTTGCGATGCTGTATAAGATTTCGCCATCGTCCGGATCCTGCGCGAAAATACCGAACTCACGGATTTCGTATCCTGATTTCAGGACGTCCGTGTCGCTGGTCTTATTTGTGATCGCCACCTTCAGAACGAGTGTACTTCCGTTCTGGATCTCTTTGCTGTGGATCGGCAGCGTCTGCACCGGTGTCTTGAGTGACGTTCTGGTGTCTGTTGCCTCTCCGGAGCTGTACTGGCCGGATCCGGTCTGCGCCTTCGTGATCTTGATTGTGCATCTGCCCGCCTGGGCTTTTGCCAGGAGCGCTTTTCCTTTCGTGGTCAGTTTACTTGGATTCCAAATAAGCATTGATTTATTCCTCCTTTATGACTGTTGTTGTCTGGTAGTCGATGTTTGCCCTCATAGCAGCTCTTTCGCTTTGTGAGAGGTCTGCTTTGCCGGTCTCTGCATTCAGGGCGTGGGTGCTTTCCTCTGATGCATTAGCTGGCCCGACATCGATGGTGCCGGATGCCTCCGTGGCTCCCTGGTTATCATTTAGGACGTAGGTGCTTCCTTCGGTGCCGGTTGCGCTTGCGATAAATGCTCCGGCCGTAGCCTGGACGTCTCCTGCTGTGGTATTCAGAGCGTAGGTCTCTGTAACCGGTGCTGCGACTGCTGCTACGTTCATTCCTTCGGTTGCGTCTGTATCTGATATCTCGTGATTGCTCACGGTGCATTCGTTTATAGCTGTGATGTGGGTGGCCATGGTTGCTGCAGAGTGAAGTTCTCGCAGCACGGTCACCCTTCGGATGTGGGATTTTGAATTCTTGACCTTTTTAATGACTGAGGTCAGCTCGCTGATGATGTCCTTTGTCATCAGCGCCTCTGTCTCCACATCGAACGTGTTAGCTTCGATCGGCGGCTCAGTAAAGTCGAACCACTCGATCAGTCTCGCATCGCCTCCGAACACCGAGGCGATCAGTTCCTCTGTTGCTTTGACCGTTCCGGCCTGCGTGTACCACTTGAGCGTGTTTTTTATGATTGAGCGCTTCGTCTCGATGTCTGCGTGCTGGTCGTAGTACATGGCTCGCATTTCCACGGCCAGGTAGTCCAGCGTGGATTCTGCCAGGTGGTCGATGTCGCAGGAGCTGCCTACGCCTGCAGCTTTTTCCAGCATTCTTATGATTGCCATGTGCAGCGCGTAGCTTATGCTCTTAAATTCCGGACTTGTCTCATCCGGCCAGAGGTCTGCGAGCTCTCCGTTTCTAATATCAATCATCCTCAACACCTCCGTATGTCACGTTCTTGCTTGTGCAGTACGCGATGGAAGTGCCGCCGATCTTCTGGAAGACCGGGCTCTTAATCTCTACCCTCTTGGCTCCTGCTGCAGTCACTCTCTTGATCAGTTCCGAGCTGTTGATGTCTCGGCCGATCTTGGACTGCTGCCAGGTTACGAAGTCATCCACTGCCTTAGCTACCTCGCTCTGGATTGTTGCCACGGATCCTGAATCTGAAGAATTGATATAGTAGGTCAGGCTGATGCTGTAATTCACCACTGTTGGCGCCTTCACGACGACCTTGTCAGTCAGCGGCCGGATGTTCGGATCCGTGATGTACTTCGTCAGCCCTGTGATCATCTCCTGGCTTGGGATTCCGTCGTCCATCAGGAATACGATATCTACCTCGCCTGGGTTGTCGCTTGAAACCTTGACGTCTGCGATGGTGCTGTTGTACGTCTTTACCCAGTAGACGTATGCTTCCTCTGTTCCGGCTGTTGAATAGCGGGACGGTGCGATGTAGATTCTGTCCTTCAGGGATTCGTCGCTCTCCGGATCCGCGCCGCCATCTGTTTCCGTGATGTTGGTCACGCTTTCTATGTATGGGATTGGATCCACGAGTGTCTGAATGGCTCCCTCCTGGATTCCATTCAGATCTGCGCCGGTCTCGATGGAAGTGCAGGCCGCATCGACCGTGGTATCTCCTGCCTTGATTTCTGCATACTCATCGGTCGTGAAATAAACCTCTCCATCTGTGACTCTGGTTCCGGCTGGGATTGCTGTTGCTCCGGTCTGCGCCTCTGAAAGCGTGAAGCGTATCGTCACGGTCGCTGGCTTGGCAGCAGTTCTCTCGATGCCCTTGAGCGCCGCCAGGTTGTCCAGGAAGGCTCCGAATGCGTACTTGAGAAGGTTCTGCTTTCCGGCTCTATCGACGTACATGTACATCTGGTAGATCTGCACGCTGCAGGCGTATAAGATCAGGGCGATCGGTTCGCCTCTGTCCAGCACGGTTTCTTCTCCGGTTTCCTCCATGTATTTGTCCTGGTAGTCCTGGAGCATCTGCTTCTGGATTCCATCCAGGTTGATGTCGTCATCGATGAAGCTGACGTCCGGGAGTCTCTCGATCTGTTCGATTGCCATGCTCTTTTACCTCCTTCCTATGTAGATATCTAATTCCAGCACGCCTTCTTCGTCCTGGGTTCCTTTTATGTCCTGAAGCTCCAGGCTTGGTATGTATTCGTCCATCGCCTCTGCGAGCTCCACTGTGATCATGTTGATTGCGTCCGGCCCTGGCATATCAATGAAGATCTGCGTCAGACCGTATCCCCGGCTTCCTGGGATAGATCCTTTTCTTGTGATCAGCATCGCTTCGATGATGTCGTTGGCCAGTTCCATTTCATCCGGTTCGATGGAACCGTCCGCGTCTTTGATCTGGTTGATTCTTATAAAAGCCACTTAGATTCCCTCCCTTATGAATATTCCATGAATGTGACGTCGATCTTGGCTTTTACAAGCTCGCCTTTGTTGTAGATCGCGTCCCAGGTCTCCGATGTTGCTGTGATTGCCATTTTGTTGGAGCCCATGATTTTGCCTCCAATGACCAGGTATTCCACCTGGCCGCTCCGGTTGGCTTTCCGGATCTTCTCGACCGTGCTTCTTGGCTTCACTCCGTGCTCTGCGGATAGCGTGATGGTAAGAGTGACGCCCATTGTGTCTGGTCCGCTGAATTCCCCGCGCGGCACGTTCTGAAGGATGTTGTGCTTCGTCCATCTGGAGTCCTGCGATACCTTGATGTCTTTAGCTGTCAGGATCTTCTTGCTATTGACCTCAAATATCAGATCCGTTCCCCAGCAGCCGAGTGTTCCTTTTGCTTTTGCACGGTTCTTTGCTTCGTCGGTCTTCTTCTTGGTGTCGGTTTTCTTTTTGGTGCTGGTCTTTTTTTTCGTTTTCTTTTTCTTTTTAGCAGCAATGCTGGCCACGGTCTTCTTTTTCTCTGCGACCGTTTTCAGGTATTGGCCATAAGCCCAGCCCCATCTTCCTTTGTACTTTACGTGGTACCATCCGCTTTGCTTTTTCCCATCTCCGGATACTGTGGTTCCGTATGGCATTGCTGTCAGGATGGTTCCGTTCGGCTTGCTTCTCACGCGGAGCCCTGACCTCGCTGTGACTTTGTATGTCGCCATCTGAATACCTCCTATCCTTTGATGTGATTGATAATCTCGGCCACGGTGATGCTTCCGCTCTTTGTGGCCAGTGTGATCCTTGAAGCGTCGAGCGTGATTGCTGGCGCGTGAATCTGCAGCGAGCTTCCTGAATACTGCAGAAAGGCTTCACCGATTGCCTGCGCCAGGTCTTTTCTGTATACGCCTTTGCCGCTGACCGGTGGTCTGTGGCTGCTGTTCCAGTACGTTCCGGCCACGATTCCCATCGCGGATCCGTTGGAAAGATGAACGACCAGCACGCTGGCTCCGACCTTCGGCATCTTGTATTCATCGTTAAATGTTAAATAAGGGAGGTCGTCGGTCACGGAATTGTCGAGATCCGGATATGTGACCTTGATCATCCCGCTTCCGTAATCAACGGACGAGACCTTCCCGATTCTGATGGTTCTGTCTGCCATGATTTACCTCCTAGTCAAATGTTCCCTCGTCTACCCATCCGTAAACGTTCGACGAGCTGTCTACGTGTATCAGGTGCCATGGATGTGCGTGGCCATTTCCTCTGCAGTCAGGTCCGAGCGTTATCTTTGCCCTGCCTGCTCTTGCGCTGTAGCCTCGCGCTCCTGGATATGAACTGTAGTAATGTGTACCGCCGTGGAAGTTTACAATGTCGCCGACTTTGTATGTCTTCTTTGCCGGTGCCGCTGGTGCCGGTGGTGCTGGTGGCGGATCTCCTTTGAGCTGCTTCTGACACTTGTGCAGCTGAATCTCTTGTGTGGTTCCGCTGTCTGATACTTTGGTCTTCACTTCGTCCACGAAGTATTTTCCATCCGCTTTGCCGAGGTCTTTCACTTTTACGCAGATTCCGGCCACGATTTCTGGCCTTGCGAATATCGTTCCTGTGAGTACGGTTGCTTTTTCGTTCTCCAGGTTGACCTTGGCAGCAGCTTTGTATCTGGCGTCGTTCTCGCTGTCGCTCTGCTCGCTGATTTTCAGCGTCCGGGCTCCTTTTGCTTTTTCTCCAACCAGTCCGACATAGATGCTGATTTCCTTGCTGTCATTGCCCTTTTTATATGACGTCCGAGCTCCGGTGTACGTGCCTTCCAGTGTGTCTGTGTAGTCCCAATCATCCCCGATGAAGTCTGCGCGCTTTATGGTTGCCGTGGCTTTTTTGCCTTCGTACTTGCTTTTTCCCCATATCACGATTTTGTTCTTATAGACTTTCATTCCGAGACCGTAATCCTTGCACAAATCATATAAAAATGAGCTGTCGCTTTTGTCTGTCTGCTCTATGGATTTGATGGTGTAGTTCGGTCCATCAAAGATGAGCTTCAGGCCGTATCTCTTTGCGATCTCCTGGGCGATCTGTTTAATGCTGACTTTCTTCCAGGTCTTCGTCCTGTTAGTTGACTTAATGGCCGAGTTTGTCGGGATTGATATTCCTCCAAGCGTGGCCACGAGCGGGCCTCCGGTCATCTTCATCTCATCCAGGAGAAAGTCTCCGCATGATAGCTTTTTGTCTGCTCCCTCTTTGGTCCAATTCTTAAAGGTGAGGCTGGCCGTGATCCGGTCTCCCTTCTTCGGCAGCCAGCCTTTTAAGAATTTCATGTCTTTATTGAAGACCTGAATGGAGAGCGTGTCGCTGGCTCCGGATGCCACGTCGTCGTATTCGATCTGCTCCGTGAGACCGTCCAGCGACTTCTTTGCGCTTTTCCCATTGAAGTCTATATCCGGGATCACGCGTCTTGCTTCTGCCATTACTCCACCTCCGATTCGTCTTCATCTGCCGCCGGTATTCCATCGTCTCTGTCTGAATCAGATCTCCATACCGGTGTGTCGTTGAGTTCATCTTCGGGGATATCGGGGAGGATGATTTCCTCCCCGTCGGAGAATACAAGCACGTCCAGTTTGTCCCAGTTTGCCAGGATTAGCTGTTGCATGAATTTTTCGGATCCATACTGGTCGTATGCGATCTTGTCCCATGTGTCTCCTGCTTCTGTGTAGTAAACGTTCGCCACTTATATCCTCCTTTCTATGCAAATGCCCGGCGGCCTTCCGTCCGCAGGTATTCTTTCATCATTTTCTTAAATTCTGCCTGGCTCATTCTGTTCGCCTCTACCATGTCCTCCTTGGACGGTGTGCCCGCCTCGAATCGGTACGTTGGACTGAATACGAACTGCTGGCTTGCAGATTCATTGCTGTTACCATTCCCGGACTGCTTCTGTCCAGTAAATGCGCTCACGGTGTCTCCGATCACGCTCGACCGGTTTTCAAACTGTGGAGCCTCTAGCGTCTTGGATCCTGCGTTCATTACTGGCTGCGCGAGTGATTCGTTGGCTGCCTTCTGAACAAGTGCTCCGGTCTTCTGGATACCTCCTGCGAGACCTTGGCCTGCGTACTGTCCTGATTGATCCAGGACTCTTGATGGAGAGTGAATCTTCAGAGCGCTGTTGACGGTTGCTGCTACCTGGTTGGCTATGCTTCTCGCCTGGGCGATCGCTGCAGCTCCACCGGCTGCGATACCGTTCCTAAGTCCGGCCATCGCGAACGATCCGGCGCTGTACATGCTTCCTGAAAGTCCGGAGAAAGCTCCGACCATCTGGCTGCTTGTGCTTCTGCATACTGCCACTGCCTGGCTTCCGCCTGTTCTGACCGCCACCACGAACATGGTCATGCCGTTTCTGGTCACGGCCACGATGGTTGTCATTCCGGTCTGCGTTGTTGTCCGCATCACGGTGATTCCGGTTACCACGGCCTGGTTCGACTGTGTCATGGAGTTTCTGATGGCCACTGTGACCATATTCATGGCTACTGTGGTTAAAGCTCCGAGCGTTCCAAGTGTTGCCATTGTTGACCGCAGTGATACGGCCAGCGCGGTTGCTGAAGCTGCCGCTACTGTGATGCCTCCTGCAAATACGACCATGGATGCTGATGTTGCCATCATCGGTCCGGCCAGCGCTGTGATCGCTGCGGTGAACGGTGCCACTGCCGCTGCCATCCTTGTGAATGCTGCAGCTGTTGGCGTTGCCACTGCGTTGATTCCTGCCGCGCTTGCCTTGAATGCTGTTATCGATGCGCTGCAAAGCGTCAGCGCTCCGGCTGTCATTGTGATTCCTGCTGCCAGGAGCATGATTGCAGCTGCTGCCGCTGTACTTCCTGCCGCTAAGGCCAGGACTGCCGCTGCCGCTGCTGCCGCTGCGACCGCGAGTGGTGCCAGGGCTGCCGCGAGTGGTGCGGCTCCTGCAGCTATGATTGCCATCTTGGCCGCGGTTCCTGTTGCACCTTTGGCCATTGATTTAAGTGCCGATCCAGCTGCCTTTGCACTGGCTCCGATGATTTTCACCGATGCTGCTGCAAGTGCCAGGGCTGCTGCGAGTGGTACCATGCCGACTGATGCGGCTAGTGCTCCGGCTGCCAGTATCAGAAGGGCTGCGCCTCCTGCCGTTGCTCCGGCTGCCATTGCAAGTGCGGCCGCCGCGAATGGCAGCATTGCCGCTGTGAGTGCTAGGATTGGCGCTGTTGCTGATAGTGCTGCGGTTCCGAATAAACGGACCATCGTTGCTAAAAGCATGAATGAGGCCATGCTGGCTGTTGCTCCTGCTGCGATCATTGCGATTGCTGCAGCAAGTACCACGGCTCCAGCTCCAACCATTAAAACGCCCGCTCCGGCCGCCAAGGCTCCGGCTGCCATTGCGAGAAGTCCTGCGGCTGCCACTAATGCTCCGGCTCCGCATACTGCTGCAGATGCTGCGAATGCTGTTAGTGCTCCGCTAAGTGTCAGGATTGCCGATGCTCCGGTCGCTCCGTATGTTGATAAAAGCGGAAGCGATACCGATATAATGGCCAGCGCTGCTGCTCCCAACATGGCCGCTGTTGCCACTAATGTGAGCGCTGCTCCAAGTGCTGCGATCGCTGCAGCTCCTGCCAGGAGTATTGGCGCCAAGGCTCCGGCTATTGCTCCGAATGCGATCAATCCCGCCGCTAAGAGTGCGAGGGCGATCTGCGCTGCCGGTCCTGCGCTTGCGATCTGCGTCGCCGCCTGGACCATGATCAGGCATCCTGTTGCCGCCAGAACGATAGAAGCTCCGAATGCAATCAGTCCGACTGATGCTGCTGTGAGTGCAGGTCCGAGCGCTCCGGCTACTGCCATCATTGCGATCATTCCTACTTCCATGATTGTGAGTGCTGCGATTGCCATCGGTCCGGCTGCCGCTACCTGTGTTGCTGCCATCGCCATGAGGCTCATTCCGGCCGCTGCCATCAGAACTGCTCCGCCGAATGCGAGAAGTCCCGCAGATGCTCCGGCGAGCTGTGGTCCCATTGCTCCGGCTACTGCCAATAGTGCAATGATGCCGCCTTCCATGAGTGCCAGGCTTGCGAATGCCATAGGTCCTGCGGCTGCCACCTGTGTTGCTGCCATTGCCATCAAACTCATACCGGCTCCGGCCATTAAGATTGCGCCTCCGAATGCCAGGAGACCTTGCGTGCCTGCCTGCAGCTTCGGTGCGAGCTGCGCTGCTACTGCCATTAATGCGATAATGCCTCCGGCCATCAGGACGGTTGCTATCTGCGCTCCTGGTCCCGCTGCAGCGAGTTCCTTGGCTGCTTTTACTAATATCCACACGCCTGCGGCTGCGGCTGCGAATCCGATTCCGAATCCGAGCGCATTCTTGGCTGCTGCGGACATTACACTGCTTCCCTCTTTGAGCGGTGCGCTCATGCCTTTAGTTTTCTTTCCGATGCTTCCGATCGCTTTTCCAACCTTGCCGAATGTTCCCACCAGGGATCCGGCCACTTTGAACAGTCGACCGCCGATCAGCAGGACTGGTCCAGCTGCGGCTGCAATGCCTACCCATTTCACGATGTTCTTCTGCATCGACGGATCCAGATTGTTGAACTTGTCAATTAGCCCGGTCAAATTGTCCACGAAAGGCTTCAGGACTTCGCTGGCGATTCCTCCGACCGTATATTTCATAACGTCAAAGGATGAATTCAGTTTTTCCAGGGATCCACCCATTCCGGATAGGAGTGCGTCTGCCATCTTCTGCGAGCTTCCGGCCGCTCCTTCCAGCGAGCTTGCGTATTTCTGTACCTGATCCGGTGATGCATTGATCAGCGTCATCCACTTGGCCATCTGGTTCTTTCCGAAGATTGCGGCCGCCGCACTCATCTGTTCCTGGCTGGTTAAGCCCTGAAAGCTATCATGCAGCTGCTTCTGCACGTCGACCATGCTTTTCATGGATCCATCTGAATTGAATATCTCCAGGCCTAGTTTTTTAATCCAGGTAGCTCCGTCTTTGGCCGGACTTGCTAATCTGGCCAGACCTGTTTTCAGTGCCGTGGCTCCTTCAGCACCACTGATTCCGGCATCGCCGAAGATATCAGTAATTGCGGCCAGATCGGACATTGACCATCCGACTGAGCTGCAGATCGGTCCTGCTGTTGCCATGGCGTCGAATAAATCCGTGACAGTCGTGTTGGCCTGCGCCTGGGCTGTCGATAGGATATCTGCTGCTGTCGCTGCGTAGTTTGAGTCCTTGCCGAACATCTTCAGGGCGTTTCCGAGGCCGCCGGTTACGACTGATAAATCCGTCGCCGTTCCTGCTGCCAGGTTCAGCGCGGGCGTCAGCATGTCTCCTGCCTGCTTTGCATTGAAACCCTGGCGTGCGAAGTTCAGCGTTGCGTCTGCTGCGTCCTGCATTCCGAATACGGAATTTGCCGCTGCTTTTTTCATTGTTGATTCGAGCTGTTTGGCCTGGGCGTCTGTTGATCCCATGGTTGCCTGGACGAGCTTCATGGACTTATCTACGGATCCGAACTCCTTCACGGATGTGGCACCGAGCGCGATTACCGGCATCGTGACTCCTGTGGTGAGCGCTTTTCCGGTACTTTCCATTACATTTCCGATACCGGTTAATGCGGAAGACAGGCCGCCTTTTCCAAGGCTGCCGAGCATCTTCTGTGCGCTGCTGACTGACGTCTGCAGCGATTTATCTAATTTTCCGGCGATCTTAATCGCTACTTCGAATTCGCTCATTTCTTAGGTGTCACCTCCTTCAAATCGGCGCATAAATCAATAAGGTCAAAGATGTTCATTTGCAAAAAATAATCTAACCCTGTGCTGAGGTTCAGCGACAGGGTTAGACAGCATTTCCGCAACTCTGAGAAGTCCGCAGGATTTATTCCTCGCCGAATAAAAAAGATGTCACTCTGTTCTTGAGCGCCAGGGCGTCCTTTGGCTTCAGCTGCTTAAAGAACTCGATCGGCATCTTCAAAGCTCCGGCTGCGATGATGAGGTCGTATTCCAGAGTTGTCTCTGGAAGAACCGACACGGTTCCGTTGTTTGTGAGGACCTTGTTGGCCTGGATCATATCTGCAGCAGTCAAATTGTCGAGCCCGCTGAGGTCGATCTCGCAGATCTTCTGTCCTTCGAAGTCATACTCTCTACTGAGCTTGAGCTTCATCTCGTTGTCTTCTGGCTTGTTGATTTCTGTGACTTTTTCACTCATTTTGCGTTCCTCCTGTTATCTAGCACTGGCTTCTGATCTGCGCCAGCATGTCTTTTCCGTTTAATACGAATACGAAGTTCAGTTTGTCGAGCTCCAAAACGACGGCGTTGTTGATCTCTACTTTGATGTATAAAATCTCAAGCTCGACCTCTGATTCCATCTTCTTTCCTTTGGCTACCTTGCCGAGTGTGGTTGTCTTGGCTTTGCCTCGTACCACGACTCTGATCGGGTAGTATCCGGTTGCTCCGGTCTTTGGATCCGTGCACTGCATAGATCCTCTGAGTGTCAGGAGCGGCGGCTCTGTGGTGTTTACGATGGAGAACATGTCGCTGTATAAAACTGCGAATGGGATCTTGATTGTGGCGCTGGAGAACTGTCCAGTTACCGGATCCTCGATCTCGCCGAGCACTCCGGTGCCTTCCACGGTATCCGTGATGGCTTCAAGCTCCGGAAGCTCCACCTCGCCGGATACTCCGACGAGGGCATTGGCGCCGTTATAAATGTTGAAGTGGTTTAATACTTCAGGAATAATGCTTGCCATAATTAGTTACCTCCTACTGCTGCTGCCAGCGTGTCTGTATCGTAGTCGATGATGTCCACGATTTCCTGCGCTGGTGTGTACGGTGCAATGTGCTGTCTGAACTTCATCGTTCCGGCCAGGATGGCAGTCTTTGGATTGTCATCTGACTTGTATTCGATGGAAGCTCCGGCCCAGTATTTAGGTGCGTATGCGCTGCAGCGGATGTTCTCGCTGTCCACTACGCTCTGAACCAGGACGTTGTTCATCGGATCGTCGACTTCATCGAAGTATGTCTGAATGAAGTTATTTCCCTGCCAGCTGAACATGCGGCGAACTGCGAACCAGATATCTTTCGCGTCTGAGCTCGCTGGATACGCTCCGGTGTAGTTACCCCATAAGCGATAGCCGTTCTGGTTGATCGCTGTGGTTACGCCGTAGCCGTTGACCGTGTTTGCCTGGTCCTGGTCGAGATATACTTCCGTTCCATCTTCGAGGCACTGGCCTCCGACTCCGAGTAAATGGTTGGACGGTGACTGGTTTGGTACGTCCTCGTTGTCTGATGCCATGTACTGGATCATGGCTCCTGCCACTGCAGATTTTGCGAGAATGTACTCGCCGACTCTGTCGCATGGCCAGAGCGGATAGCAGAATGGGCTTGTGTATCCGGATTCCTCTTTCACGCTCTTGGTGTCTGTGTATTTCTTTGCCTTGGCTGTATCAAGGTCAAGAAGTGCCATTGCACTGTATACGCCATTGATCTTGGCCGCCTTGGCTGCAAGTGCAAGACCGACCTCCGGAATCTGTGACCAGCCTGGTGCGAGAATGAGTCCCGGAACGATGCCGAGTCTTGGGTATACCTGTCTAATGACCTGCGCTCCTGTCTCAGCTCCTGTGGATGGATCCACGGCTCCGATGACGTCCTCTTTCGTAACCTTGGACGGATCGATGACTTTTCCGCTTACCTTGATGGCTGTTGCTGCTGCGCCTTTTCCGCCTGCGAGCATTGTGATTGTGAGGAATCCAGTTGTGCTGTCAAATGCGGCACTGTAATCCTCGCCAGCCTTGAGCTCTGTATCGCCAGTTGAATTCTTGACGGTGAGCCCTTCGAGGATGATGCCTTCTTTCTCGATCACTGCCTGCTTCTGGTTTACCTGGTACTCTGCCTCTGCGAGTTCCTTGTTGTGCTTTGCCGGATCCAGAACGTTGATGTAAACGACCGGACTAACCTGGAACAGGTTTGATGTTGTGAACATCGTCTGGCAAAGTGTGAAATTCTTAAAGTCTACGGAATATCCGAGTGCTGCCATGGCTTCAGTTCCTGAATTCGCAAGAATTGGAACGTTCACGGCTTCGCTTGGATTCTCGGCCATATTGACCGGAGCTGTTCCGACGACTACCTGGACGGAGCTGTTGCCGGTCTTTGGTACCTGAACGGCTGTAGCTTCTTCCTGGATGTAAACTCCATGTCTGATGCTCATTAGTTCTTACCTCCTCTTTCAAGTTTGAATTTCTGCGCTTCTGCGTAAGCGCTGTATACGTATCCTCTCTTTTCTCTGATCATTCTCTCGGCCTCGCCGTATTCTCTGATTGGAATGAAAAGGTTCAGGATCATTGGTGCATCCGCTTTGGCTGCTTTCGCTGCCTCCGGGATTGTCGTGTAGACTGTGCCGGTGATGGCGATTCCGCTGATTGTTGGTCCTACATAGAGGACTGCTTCAGTCTTTGCCTCCGTCACTGCCTGTGCCTTTTTTGCCGGTGCTTTTGTCTCCGGCGCCTTTACTGATTCGCTCATGACCAGTCATCGCTCCTTCCTATTTTTGGTACGTAGAATTTGATATCTATGGCTCCGAAGTAAAACGGATACGTGTCCTCATCCTGAAGCGCAAAGCTCACATTCTGGTTCGCTCTGAATTTACTATCCAGGAGCGGTCTTTCCAGGAACCGGTTTGTGATCTTTGTGATCATCTCCAGGATGGTTCTGTGTCCGTTCGTTTCTTTGTCGTAGTCACAAATTCCGAATAATACCGTGGTTCCGACGAGCCATGGCTCATCGTCCGTCGGTGTGTTGCCTTCTTCGATTCTCACGATGAAGTAAGGGAAGAACTTCGACTGGTCTTCCTCATCGTCTGTGATCTCCGGCAGTCTCTGTTCGTAGCCTTTTACTCCGACCACGTCCTCTCCTGCAGCATTTTTCAGCTGCATCTGCGCCAGGAGTTCTTCGATTTCGGCGATTAGCGATTTCTGAAGGTCCCATGGTGTCATTGTCTTCCTCCTACTTTGTGAGTAATTCTATTTGCTGCTCCACGTAATGCTGCAGGTTCCGGTCGATGGATGGTTTCACGACTCCGTATACCTTTTCCTCGTTACCGATCATCTTCGGGATTGAGTTGGAGCTCAGCTTCTTGATTGGAAACCTGGCGGTGCTTCGTCTCTGATAAATCTGACCGTTTGGTCCTTTGAAGGCTTTAATATTGCCATATATAAGCTGCTTCAGGCCGCCGCCCTTGATGATGTTTGCTTTCGCTCCGGTTTTCTTCGGTGCGGTTGTGTGAAACTTTGTGATTGAGAGCGGTTTGCCTTGTGAATGGATCACCGCTTCCAGTCTTCCTGCGGACGCTTTCCGGATCGTCATGTCCTTCTTAAAGCCTCCGGATTTTACCGTGTAGGTCGCCTGCGCTTTATTTGCGAGATCTACTCTCGCTGTGACTGCTACTTTATTCAGGGCCCGCGATATTACCGTTGGCGCTTTTCGGCTCATTTCTCCGAGCTTCGCCTGCACTTCCTCCAGCATCTGTTCGTCTACCTGGTATTCGATCATGCTCTGTTCGCCTCCAGTGTGATTGAATAGATACCGTCCTCTGAAATAGCATCAGCTACCTTGTATGGCCTCTTGTCGAATTGGATCAGGGATCCCTGCTTCGGCATTGGACCATAGTCGGTGGCTGCTACGTAGATCAGTTTTTGGTTTTTATAAATTCCATCCATGTGCTGGTTGAATCTCTTTTCACGCTCGATCTGTTCGTTGGAGTCTACCTGAACCGGCATCATCTTTCCATTGAGATCATGCATGTCCGAGAACTCATCCGCGTTCATGAATGTGTCGTGCACGTCCGACGCGATTACGTCTTTGAAACTCATTTTTTTCGGCTCCGGGTTGGTTTCTTTACCGGATCAGTGGCTCTTTCGATGCTCTTTGGGATTCTTCCAGCGAGGTCATCTTCGTTGCCACTATTGCTGATTCCGATCTGTCCTGGCTGAGCTGTCAGCATCTGCGCTCTTGGAGCCGGTGCCTCTGGCTCATCCTCTACCAGGGTGGCGGTTCCGGCATCCAGCCAGGTCTGCTTCATCTCTGAATCAGGAAGCTCATCTCCGACCTCATACTGACGTGCTCCGTATAAGATCGGATAAACTGCCACGAGCTTCATTTAGGCGTTGATCTTAATTGATACGACCGCGTCCGCTGCGGCTGCGTCTGCGATAGCGTAGCCTGCGAGGATGTTGGACTCGGCTGTTGCGGTGATCACTCCGTTTGTGTTGTCCCAGTAAACATCGGCGCCTGCAGTGATTGCCTCGCTTGCCTTCTTTGGGAAGCTGTAAACGCCTACCACATTGACGCTGTATTTCTGTCCCGGTGCTGCTTCCATCGCTACGACTCCGATTCTCTTACCGATAGCCTGGATGGTATTGGCCGGGATGGTTTTTGCTGTGTCATTGATGCGATCGATAGTCTCGCCTCTCTGCCAGAATGTTGCTGTTGCCATGATTTATTCCTCCTTCCTCTTAGACGAGCTTCAGCTTCGTGTCGACCTTGATTCCTGGGTTCTTTACGGCTCCACGGTAGTCCATTACGGAGATACCCCAGTCGAGGTAAATATCCCAGATAAATCCAAGCTGTCCAGGAGCTTCCATTCTTCTGATGTTCGGGATCTCCTGACCGTTCAGGTAGTCGACCTCGATGAAGTCTGTGTCTCCAGGATCGCCAATCAGGAACCATGGCATCACGTTTCCAAGGCCGCCGCACAATGCGTTGATTGTCGGATCCTCGACTACCTCGATGCTGTCTCTGTACTGGTAGAGTGGGTTCACTGCCTGGGTGTTGTCGCTTGTGTTAATTGTCGGACTGAAGAAGAGCGTGTACATGTCGAACTTCATTCCTGAAGGTACGACGATGGTTGCCGGATTGATGATGATGCTCTCTCCGAACTGATCCTTCTGGTTTGCAAGCGCCATGATCATGGTCTGCATTGCTTCCTGTGTTACTCCGGTACCGGATGCGAGGAGGTTTTTGTGTTCCTTGCCAAAGAGTGCAGCTCCGTCGTAAATGTTGGAGTTGTTGATCAGGATCTGGTATACCTGCTTGTTGATGGTCTTTCTTGCTGCGGCTGCATATCTCGCCGGGAGGCTTGTCACGAGACCGATGTCGTCATCGATGAATGCCTTTCTGGAAAGAGTGAACTGGCGGCCGTAAGTCTTCAGCTGTCTCTGAGGGAGCTTGTCATCTTTGAAGATGTCATGCTTGAGCTCTCCGTTCTCCGGTACCTCGTAGAACTCGCCGACTGGTCCAGCTACGTAGTAGTTGTCATGCCGCTTGAAGTCCTTCAGGGATCCCTTCTTTGTGAACTTATCAAAGGTCACGGCTACCTTGCGGTATCCTTCCTTGTACGCCTTCTCGATTGTCTGATCGAGGATTGCCGGGAAGGATGCCTCTGGATTGTAGAAACCTCTGGCCATCATTGTGTAAAGCTCATCTGAGCTTCTGCGGTTTAAGTTGCTCTCGCTGGATCCGTCTCTCTGCAGACACTCGATGGCGAGGTCTCTGATTGACATTCCCATGAGGCTTCTGGCTCCGTCTTCCGGACGCTCTAATGTCATGCCGCTTCTCATGAGGAGGGAATCAGCAGCGGCGCGTCTGAACTTATCCTCCTGTGTATCTGTTACCTGGATGCCGGTCGCTACTGGTGAGTGCTGGCTTCTCAAGTGTTCAAGGACTGCGGCTCTTACCTGCTCCTCGGTAGATCCGTTGTCGATGTAAGATCTGGCATCAAGACCGAACTCTGTACAGAGGTCCTCAATGCTGCGGATTCTCTGTCTTTCTGCCTTGATGGCTCTCTGTGCGTTCTGTGGATCCTGTCCACCGTTTCCACCTTCGCCTGCGGCAGGTGTCTGCTGTCTCTGGCCTTCCGGTGTGTTGTTTGCTGGTGCAGCAGGAGTAGTGGAACTCTGGCCGCCATGGGCGATGCCAGCACCAGCTGCTCTAGCTGCGTCGATGCTTCTCTGCAGGGAGTCAAATTCTGCGGCTTCCTCGCGTGTCATGTTGCGACCTGCGGATCTGGCAGCGTTTAATAATTCCTGCTGACGTGCGATCATCTGTTCAATCGTCATTTTCTTTTACCTCCATTCGGTTTTTGTTTATTTGAAGTTGCCTCTCATAGATATCGAGTGGGATGTCCTGCGTTCCGGGTTCGGATTTTTCTTCCATTTCCCTTCCCACACCTACGGTTGGATCTGCTGGGACACTAACGATGCTTATCTCGTAAGGCGCCCACTTCTTAGCGATCGAGCATGGTCCCATGAATCTGCCATCCGTCGAGGTCTTGTTTGGCATTACTTCCTCCCAGTCGTCTACCAGGTATCCTACGGATACGCCTTTGAGGGTTCCGCCTTTTACTTTCTGGTAGATCACTTCGGACGCTTCATCTGAATCAAATTCGATTGTAGCCATTCCGCGTCCGTTATCTATCCACGCTTTGGTGATCTTGCCAATCACTTCGTCGCGGTCATGGTTGAAAAGCACGCATCCGATCTCATTCAGTCTGGTCAGATCGACGCAGCCTGCTGAATGGTCGAGGATCTCCTGTCCGAACCATCTTGTATATGGTTCTTCAGATGAGAAGCTCAGCTCGAATGTTCGCTCGTTGCCATCTCCTTCGAGTGCTCTGATTGAACCTCTCAGTTCTCTCAGGCCTCTATTCCTGTCCTTCGTCTGATGCTGACTGGCCTTCTTTTCCGTCTCCGGACTGTGTGCCCTTGTCATCATCGTTGGTTCCTTCCTCCTGGCCGTCTCCGGTTTGATCATCCGGTTTTGGCGGCTCTGGCTTCGGTTCTTCTTTTTCTGATCCGAGTTTGCCATCGAATATCACACCTCCTAAGTCATAGCCTTTCTTTTTCGCATACTCGATTACCTCCAGGTTGTCATCGATCTGCTGCTTCCAGTCGCGGCCGTTCTCGGCAGCAATCTCTTTGTACGTTTTCTGGCCGGTATTCAGCGCGGTCTTGTTTGCGCTGGATTCCTTCAGTGGATCGATCCACTTCTTAGGGCTCTTGATCCATCCGTGCTCCAGGTAGTCATCCTTCTTTGTCCAGAAGTCTCCGTTTACCTTGATCAGTCCTGTCAGATAACAGCTGATTACGAATGTCTCATAGATCTCATCGAGAATGGCCAGAATTGCTTCTTCCTCCTCCTGGTAGGTCATCTCATCCTCGATGGCTCCCTGTCTTGCGGATGCGTAGTTGGTCTCGCTCATGTCGCGGGATGTCGCCTCATATGAGAGTCCCTGACCGGCTCCGATCATACGCTGCTGCAGCTTCGTGAAGGATGTAGCATCGCTTCCTTGGCCGGTCGGATTTACGACCTGGACTTCATCTCCGGCATTGAGCTCTTTGATCATTCCAGGTGTCAGCGTCTTTCCATCGTACTCATGCTTTCCGACGTTTTCCGTCGCAGCATTTCTTCCGATGCCGACTGTCGGCAGCTGCTTCTTTATGAAAACAGACAGGCAGGCTGCGATTCGTTCCTTGACGGATACTGCAGTCATGAATTCGTTTGTGTCACGGATTCTGGTTGCTGTCTGGCTCATATCGGACATTTCTCTGATCTGAGAAGGGCGGCGCTTCGTGTAATAAAAAATCACATCGTTTGCATCGATTCTTCTTGGCTGTTCCAGGGAGAATCCGTCGATGCCGTACTGCCTGATCCAATATGCGACCGGTTTGTTGTACTTGTTGTACTCAATACCTCCGACGATTCGGTTTCCTCCGGCTGTCTCTCCAACCTGGAGAGTGTCGAGCTCATCAACCTCGATCATCTGAAGTTTGAACGGAATCATTCCGTCGTTGGTATAAACCTTCACGAATAGAATTCCTCCATCCACCTTCTTCCTGGTCACTGCCATTCGGAGTATCTGGTTCAAGGTCTGCGTTCCGGTCACGTCGCAGTTCCTTGCCTTGCACCATTTTTTCCAGAGCTTCTCGATATCTGCATTCAGCTTTGTTTTCTTCGTCTTGGCCTGCAGATTGTAGCCCGCGCCGATGACGTTTCGCTTGTATGCCGATATCAGCGAGTTCGCGATGTCGGAGTTTCTCTCCAGGTCTCGCGCTCTGGCTCTGATGGTGTCTCTGGACGTTCTGTCCGTCATTTCTGCGGAGTAGTTTGCCGCTCTCCATCCTGCATTCAGTCTGGAGTTATTGCCTGCGTCATAGTTACGCAGTTCGTTGTACGTTGCACGCCATGCCGCACGCTTTGCTCCCGCTTCCGGGCTGATCCATGCGACGACGTTATCTAGCCAGCTCATTTGGTCCATCACCTCCCATCAAAAAAGGCGACGTATGTGTTGTCCAGGAGACTGGTGTCGCCCTCTGCGGCTATCTCTGCCTCCAGTTCCTCTTTCAGCTTCCTGAGCTGGTAGAGGTCGGCTCTTGTCAGCTTACGGCTACCGATCTGATAAGACTGGCCGCCGATCAGAATTTTTCGGATTGCTGTTTTGACTTCTCCGAGCAGCTCGACGGTGCTGACGTTACCGTCGAGCTCTTTGCTTTCTTCACTCATGTCGTTCCTCCTATATCCAGTTCTCGTTTTGCTTGATCCATGTTTCCTCCGGAGCGTATGCTTCCTCCGGACGCTCCGCCTTGGCTTTGGCTTCAGCTTCGTCCTGCAGGTGTAGCGTTCTGACTCCGGAGATATCAGCTGCTGCCAGCGCATATACCTCTGCATCCAGGTAGTGGTTGTCGATGTGGCTGCGCTTTGGTACCCATCTCTGAACGGTTCGGTTTCCGGATTTGACATTGACCTTGTGCTCTGCAGTTACCTGCTCGGCGTATTCTCTGTCGCATCCTTCAAAGACCATCCAGCTTCCGCGGCCGTTCGGCTTCTTCATTCGACCGGCGATCATGTCCTTGTACTTGTCGCCATCAACCAGCACCAGGTTCATTCCGTATGCCTGGCTTCCTTGCTTGTTGATCTTCGATAGCTTGAAGTGTGACAGCATCGGGTTGTTGGAACCCTTGACCGGCAGCGCCCATTCTGAATTCAGGGCACAGAAGTCATACGTGCTGTCTGCGTCGTATCCGGAGTCGATCAGGCATAATGCCACGATCAGCTGGTCTCCGTCTTCTGTGAAGTACGGCGTATTCATGATCTGCTCGATGTCCTGGAAGGATAACGCCTGGCCGTGCGCGATGTTCTGGCTCGTGATGTAACTGCCCCACGCTCGGATGGTCCAGTAGAGCGACGTCTCCTGAACGTCCACTCCCGCGGTCAGGAACTTCGTCCAGCTTGGTGCTGTGAATTCCGGCCGCTCTGTCTGGCGTTCCAGTACGGTGTCGGCCGATGTCTTCAGCTTGGTGTCTTCCCATGGTTCTGCGAGCCATGAGTTCGTGAAGTTCTGCAGCTTGTCCGGATCGTCCTTGCTATCCAGGAATTCTTTCACGATTTCTGAAAATCGGACGAACGGACTATAAAGCGTGTTGATCCAGAATCCTACCTTGCGGTTGTACTTTGAATTCTCACGCACGGTCTTCCACTCTCCGTACCGGAGCATCTGTTCCTTGTCCTGGTCTGTGATGTCTCCACCGCATTCCTGGCACCGGTAGACCGCCATGTCAGCTCTGTCTTGGTTGCTCAGGTCATCCCCGGATGGGAACTTCAAATTCTGAAACGTGAGCTCTATCATGGATCCGCAGTGCGGGCACGGTATGAAGTAATGCTTTTCGATATCCGCATCCATGAGTGCCTTCCAAATATGGCCGGTGGCCAGAGTTGGTGTTGACGTCATGTAGATCTTCCTGTTTCGGAAGGTCTTGGTTCTCTCCATCGCCAGTGAGATTGGATCCGACTCTTTCTTGGATGATCCTGGGTATTTGTCCACCTCATCCAAGAACAGGTACTTGATCGCCTTCGATGCCAGGGACGATGGCGAGTTGGATCCGGCCAGCGACAGGTACATTCCATCAAACTGCAGCTCCAGCTGTGATGATTCGTTTTTGTTGTAAAGCGATTTCAGCGTCCTGGTTGCCATGATCATTGGTTCCAGTCGGTTCTCGCTGATACTCTTGGCCAGGATGTCTGTTGGGTAGACGATCATGGTCGGGGATGGATCCTGCTGGATAACGTATCCGAGCATGTTCTGAAGGGCTTCGGTTCCTCCGACCTGTGTCGGTTTTACGAAGATAATTCTTTCCGTGTCGTAATTGATGAGCTCATCCATGATCTCCTTCAGGTATGGCGTCTTGTCATTTCGCCATGGTCCTGGGAGGGCGGATGTCTTGGAGTCTAGGACTCTGTAGTTTTCTGCCCACTCTGAAACGGTTATGTTCTCAGGCGGGCAGAGCTGCTTGAGTGCGTCTGCCTGGTATTGTGTGACTGGAAATTTACGAATCTGTATTCTTTTCTTCTTTAAGGGTGCCATCTTTCTTCACATCCTCTGGTCCCACTATTCCGGCAATGACAAACGCTCCGAGCAGTCTGTTTACTTCCGTGGCTATCTCCTTTTCGCATCGCCTCAGTTCAGACGGTTCCATCTGTCCTGAAAGCATCCCGGTTACCCTGGCCGGTATGCTCATAGCGAATTTTTTAAATACAACAAAAAATTTAGCGTAGTCGAGTTTTACTTCTTCTACGCTGATGTACTGACCGGCTGCTATCTCGGTCTTCAATCTATGCAGTTCTCCTTGGCTCTCCTTCAGGGCGATGTCGGCCTGCATCTTCTGTTCCCTGAGCTCGATCTCCTTATCGGTACGGTGCTGCTTTCCGTAGGCCTTGTCTGATAGATATTTGACGTATGCCTGGATCGTAGGCACGAGGTCGTATCTTCGGACGCTCTTTCCATCTTCCAGGATCTTGGTGGTGGATATGATGCCTTCCTGGGTGAGTTGCTGCACGCGGCGGACGGTCACTCCGAAAAGCTGCGCGATGATCTCTGTCCGATAAAAGCTGCCTTTTACTTCTCCATCACTCATCTGAGCGTACCCCCCCCCGCAAAATTTCGGCCATGATTTCATATTGGTTCATCATAGGCTCACCTCCAACTTCCCGGCTCTTACAGCCTTCTTTCCTGTGAATTCTTCCCATCGGTGGACGATTACGTCGCAGAACTTTTCGTCAAGCTCCATCAGAAACGCCCGGCGGCCGATCTGCTCTGCTGCCATGAGTGTGGATCCGCTGCCTCCGAATAAATCGAGGACGTTCCATCCTGGCTTGCTGGAGTTCCGCATCAGTCTTCCGACCAGGTTTACCGGCTTCATTGTTGGATGCACGTCGTTCTTTGTCGGCTTCTTCTCAAAGAGGACGGTCGTCTGGTCTTTGTACTGGGCGATGATCTGATTGATGTATGTGATCAGGTCTTCCTTCTTCATGGATTCCAGGTCGAGTTCATCCTCCAGGAGGATTGTGTCCTGGCTTCGGTCGTCGATGAAGTAATGCGCAGCGCCTTCTTTCCATCCGTAGAGGATTGGTTCGTGGCGCCATTGGTAATCCTGGCGGCCGAGCACGAAGGAGTTCTTTTCCCATATCAGACACTCTGCCAGCTTGAATCCGGCATCTCTGAATGCACGCCTGAATGCCAGGCCTTCGCTGTCTGCGTGGAATATGTACGCTGCGGCTCCTGGTTTCATGTTCTCGAACATGGCCAGGAATGCATTCTGAAGGAAATCCTCAAAGGATCCCTCGTCCATGTTGTCATTTTTGATGGATCCGTCTTTGTAGTTGACATTGTACGGCGGATCCGTGATCACGAGGTCTGCTTCCTCGCCGCCCATCAGGGTGTTGACGTCGCTGAGGTCGGTGGAATCTCCGCACATAAGTCTGTGGTCTCCCAGGATCCAGATGTCTCCGCGCTGGGTGACCGACTCCTCGATGGATTCATAGTCTGCGTCGGCATCGAAGTCGTCATCTTCGGCTTCCACGTCCTTGTCGAGTCGGATCACGAGGTCTTCGACCTCTTTGGAACTGAAACCGGTCGCTGTCAGATCGTAATCATTGAGATCGAGGTCGAGCAGTAGGTCTTTCAGCTTGATCTCATCCCATTCTCCTGTGATTTTGTTCAGCGCAATATTGAGCGCCTTCTCATTATTCTTGTCCAGATCGACCACGACGACCTGCGCCTCGGTGTATCCGAGGTCCTTCATAACGTTGTAGCGCTGGTGGCCTCCGATGATGGTTCCGTCCTGGTTTATGATGATCGGATCCACGTATCCGAAGGTCTCAATGCTGCGCTTGATGTTCTGATATTCTGGATCGGCTGGCTGCAGCTGGACTCTTGGGTTGTATTCCGCCGGGCGCAAGCTGGCCAGGCTTCGTGTCTCCATTTTCATTTCTGTTGTCATCCGGTCTGCCTCCAATCTGTTATAAATTCCTTGATGTACCGGGCTGGGCGTAACGAAACGCG